TTTGGACCTGCTGGTATTGCTGTTGGCGCTGTGGTGTATTTTAAAAATTACATTATTGAGGCTTTTAGCATTATTTACAATGGCATTAAAGCCACTATGGGCTTTGTGGCCAATGTTATTACAGCGCCGTTTTTAGCGGCGTTTAGGGCTATTGCATGGCTGTGGAATAACACTGTAGGCAAATTGTCTTTTAAAATTCCTAATTGGGTACCAGGTGGCATTGGTGGCAAAGGTTGGGACGTTCCTGACATTCCTATGCTTGCTGAAGGTGGCATAGTCAATTCGGCTCAACTAGCCATGATTGGCGAAAAAGGCCCTGAGGCTGTCATACCGTTGTCAAAAATGGGCAGTATGGGTTTTGGTGGCGGCGCAAGTATCACTGTCAACGTTAATGGCGGCGACCCCAACAGTATCGTTAGAGCCTTACAACAGTATGTAAGGAATACTGGTCCGTTACCTGTGAGTATTCAGTGAGTACAGTTTTTAAATTTTATACGTCACCCTCATATTTGGGGCCTGACACGCTTTACACAGGTGAAGTGTTGTCTTTTAACGGCAAAAATGGGCGCCAGTCTTTTATTGACCAATACGCAGGTGGTGTTTTTTCTTTAACTATTAACAACAACAACAACGAAAGCGCTTTATTTGTTCGGGGTTTGACTGTACTCATTACATACGAAAATCAGGCGACGCTTTTTGGTGGCCGTGTTATTGCGATTGAATATGAAGATTCACCTGGCACCGACCAGGGTTTGTCAACCGCCACCATTTTTTGTGCCGGTGCTTTGGCTCAATGCGGCAAGTTCAATTTGCAGGATTACGAGTTTGTTTTTACTTCAGTAAGTGACCAATTTCAGGAACCGCAATCTGATTACGACCCAACTGTGATTCCACAATGTTTTAGTTATGGGTCGAGTAGTGAAGCCTCAACTGGGTTTTACACGGGTAGTTGGCTTAACAAAATGAATTTGTTAGTCAATACCGAAAAAGGGCAACTGTGGGACGATTCAAGTTTTACCTATTTTTTTTTGGGTCGCCAATATGTAGGTTTACCTAACGGTTACACATTTTCTAGGACTGCTGGAAGCATTACAGATATCCCTTATTCACAATTTAATCGCTACGAATTAGGCGACCAATTCATGAATCAGGTGACAGTGAAACCGTCTACCGTTGCGTCGCAATACAACGAAAACAATGTTTCGGTTACCGCTTACGGCCCAGCGGCATATTCAGTTTCAACGGTTGACAATACGACTGTACAGGCCGCCGGCCTGGCGTCATGGCTGGCAACTATGCAAGGCAGCCCAACAGATTTTCGTTACGAATTAACAGTGTTAGACACAACTGCAACAGGGATTGTGCCTAGCACTTCTCCACCCCAAACAGTTTTACAGGATTTGATTCAAACACTCAAAAATGGTGAATCGTTGAGTGTTGTCGAATGGTTGAAACCTGGCGACACAGTAGAAACTAGCGTAAATGTTGTTTGTGAAGGGTTTGCAGTTAACGCTGTACCAGGTCAAACTCAATACACTTTCTATTTCAGTAGTGCCGATTTTTACCAATACTTCAGGCTTAATGACTCAATATATGGCGTTTTGGGTGGCGAACCGATTGTGTACAACCAGGCCGAAATCACCTACGACGAGGCTGGGTGGGTTTATAATGATTCAAATGCAGACGACACCGCTTCACGACTAGGTTGGTAACACTATGGCTTCGACATTCCCCACATCACTAGACACTTTCACAAACCCTACGGCCACCAGCTTGTTGACGTCACCGTCGCACGCCCAACAACACTCCGATATTAACGATGCAGTTGAGGCGCTAGAAACTAAGGTCGCTATCGGAAACACGGTTTTAGGGACTTACACGGCGTACACGCCTTCTTTTGCTGGTGGCGTTACTATCGGCAACGGTGTCGGGACTGGCGCATATTGCAGGGTTAACGACTTTGTTCACGTTTACGGCATTTTCACTTTGGGTTCTACTTCTGCGGTGACTGGCGGTATCAGCGTTGATGTGCCAATACAAATCAACTCAGGTATGCGCTCTACGTCCATGATTTACGGTTTTGTAAACTATCTAGACGCTTCAACATCGGAAAGATACGATGGCGGCACACTGTTTGACGGTACCGCTACCTCAGTGGCTTTAAGAATCCAAGTTTCAAGCGGAACTTATGTTGCTAGTGCCGCTTTGTCTGCCACTGTGCCGTTCACTTGGACAACATCCGACAAAATCCTTTGGAACCTTTACTACAGGGCCGCCTAAACCGTGGCAATTTCACCTAACAATGACTTCACTGCCGGTCAAGTCCTGACCGCCACAGAATGTAACCAGTTCCCCCGTGGTGTCATGGCTTTTGTTCAGTCAACGACATCAGATACCACAATTACCACTGAAGAAATCCAATTAACATCAGCCAGTTTCACGGCAGTAGCCAACCGTTACTACCGCATTACTTACTATGAACCACAAGTAGGCACACCTGCCACCGCAGGCGCTTCTGTTACTTCAGCTATTCGACTCACCAACCTTGCAGGTACTCGATATCAGTTAGGCAATATCCAAAATGCGCCTGCAACATCAGTGAGTTACAACATGACAACCGTATGGGTAGGCACACTTACTGCTGGTTCCACTGTCATCGTCGCAACCCTCGCCTGTTCTAGCGGCACCGCCAATGCGACCCGTAGTGCTACAGCCCCAGCACAGTTAACCATTGAAGATATTGGCCCAGCATGAAAAGCCTTGCTGTTCTTTTGGGTGTCATTATTGCTGTGTGGATTTGGATTTGGGCATGACGTTTAATCCCAGTAAAGCGTTAATTGCTTTGGTTGGTTTGGTTTGTATGACTGTGCTTATTGCTGTTGGTTCTATTGACCAGGACCAGGGGTTACCAATTATCACAATGATTGTTGGCTATTCAGTCGGCAACGGTATGGCCGCCTTAACCAATAAGCCTGTGGAACCAATCATTAAGAAAAAGAACCAATGACTACATACCCTGTTTTGCCTATCATTATGCCAACCGATTTGACAGGTCAAAAGAACGGTTATGTGGTTTCGGCAGTTTTGCGGACTATCCAAAAGCCGTCAGGCAAATTGGAACAACACGCCGCTACCGCATGGAACTGTTTACAACTGGCCGCCTACTTCAACGGTTTAACACTCAACCAGGTAGGTGCATACCGTAGTTATGCCCAACAGTTAGCTCTTTTCAACACTCGCTATTCGACTACCGACATGGGCCGCAAACCACAAGTGACCCGTATTTGGCAAGGCAAAAAATACTATTTGAAACCTGGCAAGGCACCGTGTGCGACCCCTGGCAACAGTGACCACGGTTTGGGACTCGCTATAGATTGCGCCAACTGTTATGAAGGTTCAGCGTTGCTTACCTGGCTACTGGGTGACGGTTTCATGACCTGTCAAGCCCTGCTGTACGGTTTCACATGGGCAGTGTCAGACCCTAAAAACCCTAATTTTGAACCATGGCATTTGCAGTATGTACCAGGCGACAATTACACCCAGGCGACCCTAGACGCCATAAAGGTTTTCCCCAATTTGGTAGCGTAAGGCTTGACATTGCTCTACCGAATCGGTAGACCTATCCCGACCTGACCCCGACTGAAGGACACCAAAATGAATGTAAAGCGTTTTTTAGGCTTAGGCCTGTTTACTTACCTGTTTTGTGCCGCAATGGCTGTGGGATTTCAAAAGGACACACCACCCACAACCGTGGTTGAATCTGTGCCGGTCACAATCACCCTGGGCGACTTGACACCCCAACAGTTGCAGGACAGGGCCGAAGAGTTAATGACTACCACCAGCACCAGTAGCACCACTACTTCGACACAGCCCACCACAACTGTGGTGTTTGACGCCCTGTCATTAAAATGTTCCGAATGGTTCCCTACTGCCATATCTGTTGGGTGGCCCAACAATATTGAAATACTTACTGGGCTTTCACGTTTACTTTGGAAAGAGGTCAGGTGCCTTAATGTCAACTATTTGCACTCTGCGTTTAATGGTCATGACCATGGCTTGATTCAAAGTAACGAAATCCATAGGGCTTGGGCTGAAGAATTGTTTAACATGCCTTTTGAAGAATCCATGAGTGACCCGACTCTCAATCTGCGTTTTGGTTGGTTGCTGTACCAGTCAGCCGAAAAAACTTGGGGTTGCGGTTTTCACCCGTGGGGTATGTGCTAGCCAATGTTTAATGTTGACCGCCCCGACTGGCAACAATACGCAAACTGCCGTGGACTTGACACCAACCTATTTTTTCCTACTAACGGCAAAGAATCGGCAGAATCACGGGCGCTTATTAAACCTATTTGTGAAGCATGCACAGTATTCGAAGCATGTTTTGCTTACGCTGTGTCATTCCCCGAAAAGGCGTTACAGGGCTTTTGGGCTAACACGTCTGAAGGCGACAGGCGCCGAATGCGCTATTCTGCCACACCTGTTGGTTATCGTAGAATTAAACCCGACAAATGAAAGGCCCGACATGAACAAACAGTTAGCCGAAATGACAGCGGCGATAGCCAAAGCCGAAATTGCTATGAAGGCGGCCGCCTGGCAACTTGAAGCCCAAACCGCTGATATTGCAATGCTCAGAAAAGCCTTATTTGAATTGGCTTATGTTGCCGAAGAAAACGGCATTTATCTGTCAAATCTCACTAAGTCGACGCAAGACACAATTGTGGCTATGCGCCTAGGGGGTTTCAAATGACTTGTGAACTATGCAAAAAAGAGTTAACACCCTACGACATTCGCATGCAGGACCTGTTGCAAGGTATTTGCCTTAACTGTGGCAAAGCAGGCGATTGGCACCACATGACCCCTGACGAATCACGCCGCTGTGCAGAACTACACGCCTGGGCCAACATGACCAATGAGCAACGCACCGCCTACGACCGAAACAGGGGCAACTAATGGATTTATCAAACTATGTCGACGTACCAACACGGTTTGCTATGGCTTTGGAACGCTGGCCCGAATTACGCATAGTGGAAAACCGCCCCGAAATCATCACCATTGGCGACAAAGTTTTCATTGCGGTTACCGTGCAAGCCTGGCGAACGCCGGACGACCAAATCCCTGCACAAAATACGGCATGGGAAATTTTCCCTGGGGCCACGCCTTTTACTAGGGGGTCAGAGATGATGAACGCAAGCACAAGCGCTTTAGGCCGTGTTTTAGGTTTCATGATGTCTTTCGGCCCCAAAATGGCTAGTGCCGAGGAAGTACGCAACCGCCAAACAGACACACACACCCCAGCAGTGCTTGTGAGACAGCCCGAAAAGCCCCGTACACAGGCGCTGGGCGCAAATGCGAGCAATGCACCATCTGAAGCCCAATTGAAGTACCTGCGAAGTTTAAATTATGAGGGGCCAGCCCCCGAAACTAGGGCTGAATGTACGGCACTCATTAAAAAGTTGGCACCATGACCCAAGTTGGTGTCACTTTGACTGACTGGGACCTAGCAGTTTGTGAACTCACTGCCAAACAAAGAACAGAACATTGGCAAGTTTCAACACGACAAACTAATTTTGACGAAAACTTTTATGGCTGCAAAGGTGAAATGGCTTTGGCAAAAGCGTTAAACGTTCGCTGGCAAGGTATGGATTCATTGTTAGAAGTTGACCGTGAAGGTGACGTAGGTGATTACCAGGTGAAATCAACAATTCACAAAGACGGACATTTAATATTTCAAGAACAACACAGAATTGGTAAAAAAACTGTCTTGGCTATTGTTGGTATAAACAAAATTCGTTTGGCTGGCTGGTTGCATTTCGACAACGCTAAAAGCATGGTTAATAATGGTATTGGGCGTAAAGAATGGCGCAATCACCTGCACGAAACAATGACTTGGTGGATACCACAAACCAACCTTGAAAGCATGGATTGGTTACCTGTCATTTACGGCCGCGAAGTAGTTAAATTATGAAAGAATCCCACTTCCAATCACAAGTCATTATGCTTGCCAAATTGCATGGTTGGCTAGTTATGCACACTAGGGCTGTGGAAATCCGCCCTGGCGTGTGGAAAACCCCGTTACAGGGCCACGCTGGTTACCCTGATTTGACACTGGTACATTCATTCAGGGGAATCATATTTGCCGAATTAAAAAGCGATATTGGGCGTATCAGTGCGGCACAAAAAGCCTGGCATGACAAAATCCGTGAGGCAGGCGGCGAAATTTATGTGTGGCGACCCAAAGACCTAGACCAAATATCAACCCGACTAGCAAGGAGACCCGACCATGACAACTGAATTTCACCAGCCGATAAACCCTATGCGAGTCATCACAGGGGACCACGAATACACCTTTATTGTGCCTGTGTTTGCTATCGCTATATCAAACTCGCATGATGTCGAATACCTGACTATTAACGGCAGTTTCTACCGTAGTAACGCAATCAAATACGCTGAAGTCATGTTTAACGGCACCTGGGTCAAACTTGAATCACGGTACCATCACCCAATGACCTGATACAGTCCCGATTTGTCTTGGTACCAATGGGAGGGCGACTAGCCATTGGCTAAGTAAGTGAAAAAGAGAACAAAGAGCAATCCCGTAGCGGTCCTGCACTAGAGCCAAGACAACACAATTTCATTAGTCGCATGGGTGTACCAGTGTTGGAACTGGCGGGCCGTAAACAGGGGAACCTGGGTAGAGCCCTATGCATTGACTTAGGGTCCAGCGTTTCCAAACGGCACAAATGGCTATGGTTGTCCACCGAACAAAAATAGACAGGCTCCCAGCGGCTAATTGCCCAAATAGTGGGGGACACAAACCACCCAACCCTGTCATGGAATAAGGTAACAACTGAGCAAGTGCCCTTCTTGCTTAGGCGTTAGTTCACTTGACCTATGCCCTTGACCTTAGGAGTTCCCGACAATGCCCAGACAACACACAACCAACGACCCCACCTACAGACGAAACAGACTCACCCTGCTATCAGACAACCCACCTTGCTACCGATGTGGCAAACCAGCAGACACAGCAGACCACATCATTGAAGTAGACCGAGGCGGTACCCATGACATGGACAATTTAAGGCCAGCATGTCGACGTTGCAATAGTCAGACAGGTGCCACCTACAAAGCCAAAAGAGATGCCCTACGAATACAAGAACGAAACGCCGCTGTAAACCATTTTTTGGACACAAAGCAGACGCCCCCGACCCCTTGCTTCAGCAACATTTTGGGGGAAACTGGCGACGACCAGCCCCAACTGGCAGGGATTGAAAAGCATTTGCCCAGACTTGAAACGGTGGGCCTGAACCAGCACAGTTACGGTGCAAGGGTTTCTGCCTGGGCTACCAATCACATGGGCATTGAGTTAATGGATTGGCAAAAGCATGTGTTGAATGGTCAACTGTCCCATGACGGTAAAGGCAATCTGCAGTTTCGTGAAGCTCTTTGCAGCACAGCTAGACAACAGGGCAAGAGTGTTGCTCTTCAGGCTTTGATAGGGGCATATTTAACAGACATAGCAATGCTTCGAGGCAAGCCCCAGGCTGTTCTTTCGGTTGCTAACAAGCTTGACAGAGCTGAAGCAATCTTTGGAACTATCGCCCCAATCTTGGTAGAAAAGTTTGGTGCCAAAGCCGCCCATGCTTTAGGTCGTAAGTCCGTAAAAATGCCTGATGGTTCCACGTGGGAAGTCAGAGCTGCAACACCAAACCTTCACGGTGGCAGTTATGACCTGATTGTTATAGATGAACTGTGGAACATTTCAGCGGCCGTAATTGACGAAGCGTTACGGCCCAGTCAGATTGCTAGAACTAATCCGCTTTTGTCTATGTGGTCAACGGCTGGTGATGAGTCAAGCGCCGCCATGATTCAGTTCAGGGAACAGGCAATTAGTGAGATAGATATTGGCACAAATGGGAGTTTGTATTTTGCCGAATACAGCATGAAGCCTGGCAGTGACCCCCGACTAGAAACCAATTGGATTATGGCCAACCCAGCGATGGGGCAAACCGTCACCATTGAAGCGTTGAGGGCCGTATCTAAAAAGGATTCATTTTTGCGTGCCCACTTGAACATGTGGGTATCTGCTAGGGGTGCTTGGTTGCAACCAGGTGTTTGGGACAAACAAAAAACTGACCAACCAATGCCACCTGGTGGCGTGTTGGCTGTAGACACTGACCTGACTGACGGCAGATATGTGGGTGTCAGGTCAACCGTGTTTGAATCCAAAGCCCATGTTTGTGTCGAATTCATGGTTGATACTGAAGATGATATGTGGGCCGAAATAGAACGTGTCATGGCAGACACAACCGTGAACCTAGTTATCACCCCAGCGTTACATTTGCATTTGCCTAAATCTTTGGAACGTCGAAGCGCCGTTATTGGTTACGGTGAACTGGTGAAGTATTCGGGACTAATCCAAAAGATGGTTGTTGAAGGCAAGGTACGGCACCGTGGGGAATTGTCTTTGGCTGAACATGTCAACAGGGCTGTACTCACAAAGGTTGGTGGCGGCAACGTTGTGCTTAGTAGTCAAAAGTCGCCTGGCCCAATTGAGTTGTGCCGCTGCATGGTCTGGGCTATAGCAGAATCGTCACGCCCCAAAACTGTGGGCAAACCAATGTTTGTAGTTGCTACGACACCGTGAACCTGTCAAACGCTAAAGTGCTTTTGTCCCTGTCTTGCGTCGGGCAGGGCAGGGACACCCCCCAAAGGAAAACGACATGGGAATTTTTAGCAAAGTAAACAAAGCAGCTGTGAGTCCTACACCTGCAAAGGCGGCGGCCGCTGGTAGTGGTTTCTTTCCCCAAACACAAATGGGGAACATAGGAAACTTTTATGCTTACCAGGCTGGACAAGCAAGAAATAAGGCGATGTCTGTTGCCGCTATCAGTCGAAGCCGTGACCTTATGGCTTCAGTGTTGGCTTGCATGAAACTGAAGATGTATACCGAAATTTGGAACGGTGAAGAAATGGAACAGGTGCCTTTGGCGCCCCGTTCTTGGTTGGCACAGTTAGACCCCAAAATGCCTAATAACTTTATGTTTCCATGGATTTTTGATGACCTATTTTTCTTTGGTCGAAGCATGCTTTGGATTACCTCTAGGACCGCTGACGGATACATGGCAAGCGCCACCCGTTTGCCAATGGGCAGTATTTCGACTGAGGACATGTCAGGCCCAGTGTGGTTTGGTAAGTCTGACGCCATTTTCTTTAATGGTCAACAGTTACCGACTGAAGATGTAGTGCAAATCTTGTCGCCAACCCAAGGCATGATTTACATGTCAGAGCAAGTCATAGCGACAGCGTTGCAGCTGGAATCTGCCAGGTACAGGAATAGTTTTTCGGCAATCCCTGCTGGAATCCTTAAACAAACTGGCGGCGAACCCTTAAGCGCCACCGAACTTGCAGACCTATCTGCAGCGTTTAACGCAGCTAGAGCAACCAACCAGACTGCAGCATTAAACGAATTTTTGACGTACACAGAAACCAATGCGACACCCGACAAAATGCTGTTGATTGAAGCAAGCAACTATCAGGCACTCGAATGTGCAAGATTGTGCAATGTCCCCCCATATTTACTAGGAATTTCCACGGGAAGTTACGCCTACACCAATAGCCAAAGCGCCAAAGCAGACCTGTGGACTTTCGGCCTGTCAATGTACGCCGAAGCAATCACGGCAGCTCTCAGTCAACAACTGCCCAGGGGAACCATGTGTGAGTTTGATTTTGACGAATACCTTAAGGACTACACACTGCCTAAATATGGTAAAAATGATATGCCAGAAGAAAACACCCAGGAGTCACTCGCATGATTAAGTTCAATTTGTCTAACTTCACGATTGACGCCGCCGCCCCAGGGGAACCTTCACGCCGTACAATCACTGGCACCGCTTTGCCTTATGACACTTTTGCGACTGTTGCAGATGGCACCCGTGTTTCTTTTGCAGCTGGTTCACTACCAACCACAGGCAAAATGCCGAAACTGTTTATGTACCACGATTCAACCCAACCAGTGGGCCTAGTCACTGAACGAGTCGACACCGCTGAAGGCATGATGTTCACCGCCAAAATTAGTAATACCAGAGCTGGTGACGAAGCGTTAGTGCTTGCCGCCGATGGTGTTTTAGATTCTGTTTCCGTTGGTGTCAATCCGACTAACTACAAGTTTGATGACAACGGTGACATGATTGTGTTTGCAGCCGATTGGGTAGAACTTTCGCTAGTCCCCACGCCTGCTTTTGCTGGTGCTACTATCAGTCAAGTAGCAGCTTCAGCACCCGACGAAGAAGTCGAAGAAGAAGTCATAGAACCTGAAACCGAAAAGGAAACCCCAATGGAAATTCAAGCCGCCGCCGCTGAAGTCGTAATCCCCACTTCACCAATTTTTGCTTCAGTCAAGAAGGAGCCTCGTATCCCGAACGCTTGGGAATACATGGCCGCCATGCATAAAGGTGGCGACGCTTGGATTAACGCCCAAAAGGTTTTCCAGGATTACCGTGACTTCCACCGTGACCCGTTGGTTACCGCCGCCGCTGGCGACGAGTTCCTGACGTCGGTGCCAGGCCTGTTGACCCAAGTTACGATGGGTCCTGTCTTCCAGGATATTAACTACATGCGCCCTGTCGTTTCGGCACTCGGCGCTAGGGCCATGCCTTCGAGTCCTTCAAGCACTTTCAACCGCCCAACGTGGACAACCCACCAAGCAACAGCAACCAGCCAAACTGAAGGTGCTGCAGTAGCAACTCAGACCGCCGTAATTGCCAACAACACCGTCACCAAGAAAACTTTCTCAAATAGTGCCAACATTTCCTACCAAACATTGGATTTCACCGACCCCGCAGCCCTCAGCATTACAATCAACGACCTCATCGGCGGCTACATGGTTGGCACCGATAATGAGGCTGCAGATAATTTGCTGACCGCCGCTACTTCAGCAGGTGTTTGGGACCTCACGGCAGCCGACCTTTACAAGTCGATTTATGACGCCGCAGTTGTAACGTTGGCTGCAACCAACATGTTGCCAACCCACATGTTTGTCGACCCTGCCACTTATGCGTTGATTATGCAGCTTGCAGATACCACTGGCCGTACTTTGTTTGCCAACCTTAACGGTGGCTTGTCTGGCATGAACGCAATGGGAACTGGTAACGCAACGTCACTTAGTTCTAGCGACAACCGTAACGACAACGGCCCACTTGGTTTGAAGCTTGTCGTTGACAACAACTTTGCCGCCAAGACCATGGTCATCATGAAAGACATTGGCTTTGAAATCTATGAGGATTGGAAGGGCATTATGTCGCTTGACCAGCCCACCACTTTGACTCGTGCAGTATCCACCCACGGATACTTCTGTACGTTCAAAGCCAACGGTTCAATGATTCAAAAAATCACCCAGGCATAGTCGAAAGGCGGTAAGGCCGCCCATGGCTGAGTACCAAGTTATTTTCCACCAGCGAATAGACAATTACGCTGTTGTC